CTGACGGCCGAATACGAAGCGGGCAAACAAAAGCTCAGCGAATATAAGGCAGCTCATGAAGAGCTGATGAAAAGCTATCACGATATGACCGCCTCCCACTCCGAGTCTACCGGGGAAATTGAGAAAGAACAGCGCAGCACCCTGGCCTTAATCGCAAAGCTACAGGAATTGACTGCGACTACTGATAGCACAGCGGAAAATCAGCAGGCTATTTTATCTATCATAAAGGCCTTGAATGAGCAGGTGCCGGAGTTAGCCCTGAGCTACGACGATGTGGTTAATTCCTCCGAAGGGTTTATCGACTCCATCTATGCCATTGCACAAGCTCAGGCGGCCCAGGCCAAACTTGAGGATCAATGGAACGAGTATATCGACCGGGTAGCCCAGCAGGAATCATTAAAAGGCGCAAAAGAAGCGGCTGAGTATAACGCCAAGATTGCACAAGAGGAATATGACCTGGCTTATCAGGCATGGTCTGATGCAGCCGCATTATTTAAGTATGATACCAGCGGCTGGGGTATGTTCTTTGGCACCAGGGATGAGGCCAAGGCGCTCGACGCTGCCAGGGAACAGCTTGAAGTCTATAATGCCACGCTGGATGAGACCAATGTTGCCTTTGAAGAAAATGCAGCTGCGGTGGCTGAGCTGGAAGGGGCATTTAAGGCCTATCAGCAAGCTCAGGAGGATGCGGCCTCGACAGGGGAAAACCTTGGAGAGGTAGTAAGGTCCATCAAGCAGGAGATGGATAATCTATCCGCGGCCTATGAAGAGGCTTACAATGCTGCCCTTGAAAGCATATCCGGACAATATGAATTATGGGATCAGGCAGCCAACGTTGTCGCAACGTCGGCGGGCAGCATAAACCGGGCCTTGGAGAGCCAGGCAAAATATTGGCAGGACTATAACGCTAATTTGGAAAGCCTATCCGGCCGCAGCGCTGACATTGAAGGCTTATCCGACATGATAGCCAGCTTCGCTGATGGCAGCGAGGGCAGCGTGAATGCTGTGGCAGGCATGGCCAGGGCGACCGATAAAGAATTAAAGACGATGGTTGAGAACTGGCAAAAGCTGCAATCTGAACAGGAAACGGTATCGGAGAGTTTGGCCAAGCTGGAGACGGATTTTTCGGCTTCAATGGATGCTCTGCAGACCGAATTGGAAAATGCAATTGATGAGATGAACCTGAGCAACGAGGCAGCCCAAAGCGGCAAAAATACCGTGGAGGGATTCATCCGGGGGTCGGAGAACATGCTGCCGGCCGTAAGAACGGCCTATACGAAAATTGCCCAGGCAGCAGTCGCCGCTATAGATGCGCAGCTGCAGATCAAAAGTCCGTCCAAGGTGTTTGAGGGCCGCGGGGAATATACCATGAGTGGTTTCGTCCGCGGCGTCACGGCAATGGAGCCTGATGTGGCTGAGGCAATGAAGGATATGGCCAGCCTTGGAACAAGGGCTTTTACCGAAACAGTTAATGCCCGTCAGCCCTCGGGCGAATCCGGGGCAGTCCATATTGCCCTTTCCCCGCAATATGAAATCAGTGGTATAGACAACCCTGATGAGGTAGAGCGGGTTTTAGAGAGGGCGACTGGCAGCCTGAAGGAGCTTATTTTGGATGTGATAGAAACGTATGGAATTGATAAAGCAAGGAGGGCTTTCGCATGAGCAAAACATATAAAACCGTGCAGGGCGATATGTGGGATAGTATAGCTCATGCCCAATTGGGCGACGTGGCCTACACGGATAAGCTGATGGCCCTCAACACTGCTTATTTAGACTATTATATTTTCCCGGCCGGCATAACGCTGGTGCTGCCAGAAGTTGAAGAAGAAGTATCCGATACGCTGCCACCCTGGAAGCGGGTGAGCAAATGAGCGATAAAGATTTGGCAAGGCGCACGGATGCCGAGGTGTTTTTTGATGGGGTGGATATCTCCACTTCTTTACGGCAATACCTGATATCCCTGACCTACACAGATTATGAGGAAAACGAAACCGATGATCTGCAGATTGAGATTGAGGACCGTGACGCGGTTTGGCTTACCAAATGGCTTAACGTAGCGATACAGGCGGCCGCCAGCAAACCAGCCAGCCCCTCTGCAGCATCTCCAAACTGGGCCGTAGGTGATGCGGTAATAGCAAATGGCCGGCCGCAATATACAAGTTACGGCGGTGGAACGCCGGGCAAAGCGGTAACCAACTACAAAGGCAATATAACTTATCTGAACCTAAAAAGCGGCGTGCCTTATCCCTTGCACGTGGGTTATCTCGGCTGGTTTGCCTTGGACCAGGTATCAAAGGCAGATGGGAAAACTGATAGCGGCGAGGAAAGCAGCAGCTCCGTAAAAGGATTGCGCATTCAGGCGGCACTCGTCCGGAAAAACTGGAAGGGTGATGGCAAGGATCAGGTTCTTGAGTGCGGGCAATTTGAGCTAGACAGCGTCGAAGCCGGAGGGCCGCCATCAATCATCATCATTAAGGGCACCGCCCTGCCCTTTAACTCCCAAGTCCGGCAGACCAAAAAAAGCAAGGCCTGGGAGGCATATACTCTGTCTAAAATAGCTGGTGAAATGGCGGCGCAAAACGGAATGACTGTTATGTATGAATCGGCCAATGACCCTTATTATGCCCGGATAGAACAGGTCACCATGAGCGATATTGCGCTTCTTTCTCAACTGTGCAAAGGCGCCGGAATATCACTAAAGGTGTCCAACAACATCATAATTTTATTTGACCAAGCAACCTACGAGCAAAAGCCCTCGGTGTTTACCATCAAAAAAGGCTCTGGTATATACACAAAATACAAGCTCCGGACTGGCGAGGCCGATCAGAAATATGCAAGCTGCCGGGTAAGCTACACCAACCCCGCAACCGGGAAAATCATCAGCGGCACAGCTTATAGCGAGGACTACGATCCCAAAAATAAAAAGAACCAGGTCCTTGAAATTACAGCGAAGGTAAGCAGCTCGGGGGAAGCAGAAGCCCTGGCCTATAAGTATCTGCGGCTAAAAAACAAATACGAATACACAGCCATGTTTACTTTGCCCGGCAATCCTGCTCTTGTCGCGGGCGTAACGGTCCTGCTCACTGGCTGGGGGGCCTGGGACAGCAAATACATCATTAGCGAGGCAAAGCATGCGCTGGGCAGCTCCGGGTATACGACACAAATAAGGCTGCGCCATGTGCTGGCCGCGGAATCGACTCCGGCGCCGGCGGAGCAGTCAAAAGAAATTAAAGTCGGCAGCAAAGTCAGGGTGAAGCAAGGGGCAAAGACTTATACCGGCGGGGGCTTGGCCAGTTTTGTGTATAGCACGGTTTACGATGTTATTGAAGTTAGAGGCGATAGAGTGGTGATTGGCATTAAGGGCCAGGTCACTGCGGCCATGAAGCTGCAAGACTTAATACCGCAGTAGCTTGGAGGGATAGCGATGGATGAAAACATTTTGGCCAATCTGGTAAGGATTGGGACGGTCAGTTCCATTGATAGCGGAAAACGGGTTGTCCGGGTAATCTTCCCGGACAAGGACATGGTTTCTGGGTGGCTACACGTGTTGCAACACCCCAGGGCGGGGGTTTATATCAAGCCCGAAGGCGAACACTCGCATGATATTATCGGGGGCGGGAAAACCGAAATAGAAGGCGAACACGACCATGCTGCAAGTGTGACTTACTGGATGCCCCGGGTGAATGAAACGGTGTTGGTGCTTTACTTGCCGGTATTCAACGGAGACGGTTTTGTATTGGGGGCGATATAATGCAGGTAGGATGCCTTGGGGACATCGTCTTTCAGGTGTCCTCAAACACTATTAAAACTTTGGATAAAATAACTTGGTCTGGGTCTGCGCGTTATGGAGAACACAAGAGGCACCTGACCAATGCACTAACTGAATTTACGGGAATTGATGCCGACACCATCTCTTTTGAGGTGGTGCTTTCTTTATACCTTGGTGTCGATCCTATGGCAGAGCTGGCAAGGATATGGGAATATGAGCGCAGCGGTAAAGCCAACTCCCTTGTCATAGGTGAAAAGGTATACGGCAAATATAGGTGGGCAATTCAAAAGCACAAAGTAAAGATGCAGACATTCGACGGTAAAGGCAATGTAACCGGGGTTACCGTTGCTGTTGACTTGCTTGAATATCTGAAAGAGTGAGGTGGGGTGATGAGCTATTTTGTAAGCACAAAAAGTCCTGATGGCATTACGCTGAACGAGCGGAACTCTATAAAATCAGTTCTGCAAAACATCAAAATAATTCTTGTAACGCGCAAGCTCACCGTGCCCCTCTACCGCGATTTCGGGCTGCCTATGCAATTTGTAGACAGGCCTATGGCTGTAGCCAGATCGCTGTTGATAGCGGAAATCAGGGATGCTATAGCCGAGTATGAACCCCGGGCGGTAGTGCTGAATATTGAGCTGAAAGCGGACGCGGATGTCCCCGGCAAATTAGTTGCTACAGTGGAGGTGGATATAAAAGATGAGCAGGAATGAGTATTACCAATTCATAAGCACGGACACTCACGCCCTGGTCTCTGAGCTTATTGCCTCCTATGAGCAAATAACAGGGCTTACCGTAAAGCCGGCAAGTCCGGAAAGGCTTTTTATTCAATGGGTGGCAGGGGTAATCGTGCAGGAGCGGGCGCTAAATAATTACACCGGTAATCAGAATATCCCCAGCCGGGCCAGCGATCAGAACCTGGACGCATTGGGAGAGTTGTTTTACAATACCCCGCGGCCGCTGGCTCAGGCAGCGATAAGCACGCAGCGGTTTCATATTTCGGAACCGCAAGAGAATGCAGTTTTAGTCCCGCGAGGAACAAGGGTAACCGATAAAAACAGCACCCTTATTTGGGAGACAACGGCGGATGTCTATATTGCCATTGGTGACACCCATGTTGACACAATGATCCAATGCCAAACGCCTGGGATTGTAGGGAACGGGTATGCTCCCGGCCAGATTGAGGTGCTGGTCGATTTATTCTCTTATTATGACCGCTGCGAAAACATAACTGAAAGCAACGACGGGGCGGATGCGGCCAGCGATGATGAATACTTCGCGCTGCTCCGGGCAAGCATGGACGCTTACAGCACAGCCGGCCCCGAAGGTGCCTACATTTATTATGCGAAGCAAGTATCAACGCAAATCGCTGATGTGGTAGTCAATTCGCCTGAGGACGGGCAGGTCAATATCTACGCGCTAATGGCAGATGGAACGATCGCAGGTGAAGAGATTAAGAACGCTATATATGCGGCCTGCAATGATAAGCACGTGCGGCCATTGACGGACTACCTGGTTGTCGCCGATGCCGAAACCGTGCCTTATAATATTGAGTTTACTTATTATATCTCGAAAAGCACGGCCTTAAGTGCAGCAGAAATAGAGGCAGCAGTCAACGCAGCTGTTGGCGAATATATTGTTTGGCAAAGAGAAAGGCTCGGCCGGGACATAAACCCCTCATATCTGATTAGTTTGCTTATGCGCACTGGAATCAAGCGTGTCGTTATGGATAGCCCGGTATTTACTCAAATCCACGATGGCAGCAGCAATGACATCCCGCAGATTGCAAAGATCGATAACGTATCAATAATCAGCGGGGGGTATGAAGATGAGTAATCATGGCATAACCGCTGAAAACCTACTTCGCACCCTCCCTGATGTTTTGCGGTCGGATAAGAAAACAGCCGCCCTTGCTTCCGCCATAGCGAATATTCTTGCAGCCCGGACAGAAGAAATCGACCGATTAAAGCTATACCGGCAGATTGATAATTTACCGGAAACGCTGCTTGATATTTTAGCTGATGATTTCAAGGTGGATTGGTGGGATTACAACTACACCCTGGAGGAAAAGCGGAAAACTCTAAAAGACAGCTGGAACGTGCATAGAACCCTTGGAACTAAAGGGGCCGTAGAGAAAGCAATTTCAGCTATCTACCCAGGCACTGAGGTCCGGGAATGGTTTGAATATGCCGGTCAGCCATACCACTTTAAGCTGCTGATTGATGCTACCTATCAGAATGTCGATTCTGACAAGCATCAAAGGGTTTTAGAAAGAATCGAATACTATAAAAACCTCCGCTCCCACCTTGACGGTATAGAATATACTGCTGTCCCTTCCGGGTATTGCACAAGCTACGGGGCGGCGGCATTCGTGGGTTACAGCATGGAGATAGCTGCCAAGGTAAATGTGTTTGGTTTAAACGAGGTAAGCTGCAGGAGTTACGGGGGCGTTGCCCTTTCCGGCATGACGATACAATTAGATGTGGAGGTGGATGTTAATGGCATGGGATAATGCTGTTGTTACAAACAGCGGTATTGATATGCTCCAGCGGGTGCTGGTCGGGGAAACATTGGTCATTGACGGGGCCGCCGGCGGCAGCGGAACCGTGCCGGCACCAATGCTTATGGCTCAAACGGCGCTTGCAAATCAAAAGCAAGACTTTTCTGTGGTTGGCTCCAGTAGTGTTGCCAATGGGAAAAAGATAGCAATTCTAATAGCAAACGCCGGGTTGCAGTCGGGATACACTCTGAACCAAGTGGGCGTTTGGGCACATGTGGGAGAGGGGGACTCAGCGCTCTTTGCAATTCTTCAGGATACTGTCGGAATTGCAATCCCGTCTGAAACAGATATACGGGATTTTTCAATGAACTTTTATGCCGTAATTGATTTTAGCAATGAAAGTGATTTTTCGCTTACGGTGGATACGTCCGCACTGGTAAGTGTGGGAATGATGGATACAGCAAAAGATGAAGCCATAAGCATCGCTAAAGACTATGCGGACAGTGCGGTTGCCAGTTATGCTCCTACCAAGGCGCAATTCAATCGTCACGCCGCCAGGCATGCATCCGGTGGTTCTGACGAATTAACTCCTGCTGATATCGGGGCTGAAACACCAACAGGGGCGCAGGACAAAGTAGATGGTCACGGCAATAAAAAAATCCACCAAGAAGAAATACATGGCTTGAGGGTCAGTAAGACTACCGGCGAATTTGAGTATTTTAACGGTGAAGAGTGGAAGGAGACATCCACTGATGCCCTGCAAATACGCGATGATCCGGAGCTCAATCTGAGGTTTAGAGTAAGCGACACTGCCCCCGCGGCAATCGACGGCAGGGTTTACTATAACACGGTCGATAAGCTGTTTTACGTGGCCAGAAACGAACAATGGTGGAGGCTATACGTTGGCGGCGATGAAAAGTTAGACCAAGACCCACCGGCACAGGCGCCGCAGTTGGAAAGCAGGACAGATACAACAATAAAGCTGGTAGCTGATTCTACGCTGGAGTATATGTATCAAGGTGGGGACTGGCAGGAAAGCAGTTTGTTTTCAGGTTTAAGCCGGAATACCGAATACACATTCTATAGCCGATACAAGGAAACCGAAACCTACAAGGCGAGTCCGGCCAGCCCTTCGGCCAAATACACAACGGACAAGGGGACGCAAACAGCCCCTGCAGCTCCAACGATTACTGACATCGAATGGGACAGGGCTACGGTGACCGGCGCCAGCGGCACGGAGGTGAGAATTGGCACGGGTGCGTGGTATGATAGCCCGCATACCTTTACGGGATTAACGGGGCTAACCAGCTATACTGCTTATGTCCGGTATAAGGAGACTGCTACTCATTACGCAAGCCCCATCGGCACCGGCAAGGAATTTCAGACTAAAGCCCAATATAAAATCTACGGCGTGGAATGGAACTACGCGAACCAATCAACGGCGCTTGCCCGGCTTGAAGGAGCTGCAGGATTCGCGGATCCGGTTCCTGCTGTCGGAACAGCCATGGGCTCAAGCCCGTTTGATAATCTTTATCCTTGGTCTGAGATGGAAGAATTCAATGTGATTGGCAACCAGATCAGCTATATGCGCGGGACACCCGGGCATTCACGGAAGGATTATGACACCGTTGTCCGCATCCCTAAATATTGGTATAAGGTGGAGCATGACTCTGCCAACTCCAAGATAAGGTATTACATTGCCGACAATGAGGTTGAAGGCTTTGCAATTCATCCGGCATTTAATCGCGGGGATGGAAAAGTGCGGGACTACATTTATGTGGGCAAATACAATACCGGCAGCAGCAGCGGAGACTATGTGACCAGGAGTGAAATATCTCCGCTTGTTAGTATTACTCGAACGGCTGCCAGAGGGGATTCACATAAAAAAGGAAATCCCTGGTGGCAATATGATTATGCTGCATGGTGCGCAATTTGGTTGCTGTATTTGGTAGAGTTTGCTGATTGGGACAGCCAGGCAACGATTGGCAGGGGGATCTGTGACGATACTTCCGCTAAGGCAACAGGCGGCTGTGATTTAATGGCCTATCATACGGGCAGGGAATCCGGTGTAGACGGAAAAACATCTGTGCAATATCGCTGGCTTGAGAACCTGTGGGGCAACGTGCGGGATTGGGTTGATGGCATTAACTTTAATGAGAAGGTTGCATATATTTGCCTGGATCCATCCAAGTTTGAGGATGATACGGCGCAAGATTATATTTCAACCGGCGTAACTATAGCTGGTTCCAGTGGATATATTAAGGAACTTGAGGTGTCGGAGAATCTGCCTTTCGCTTTCTTGCCATCCTCAAGTGGAGGTTCGGAAACTACTTATGTCCCTGACTACGTGTACTCGGACTCCGGCTGGCGTGCCTTGAGTGTCGGCGGTTACTGGTCTTATGCCGGCTATGCCGGCCTGTTCTACTTCAATGCGAACAACGCCGCCTCCTCCTCGGACTCGAGCCTCGGCGCTCGCCTCCTTGTGCTCCCCTGATGGGGGTCTGGGGGCCGCAGCCCCCAGGGTAATGGTTAAGACTGCAGTTCTTGTAGATCCGCTAAACCTCCGGGGAGTCTTCCTGAAACCGCGCGGAGCGCGGTCCGCCGAAAAAATTGTGAATAACGTATTACGTTATTTCATAACAAACGGCGGTCCATCGTCACGGTGCGGTGTAGAATCTACAGATAGATTCACAAAAGGGGCTTCTCACGCAGGTTGTGCCGTTTCGGCTCGTGAACTCGGACTCCGGCTGGCGTGCCTTGAATGTCGGCGGTAACTGGTCTAATGCCGGCAATGCCGGCCTGTTCTACTTCAATGCGAACAACGCCGCCTCCAACTCGAACTCGAACCTCGGCGCTCGCCACCTTGTTTGTTTAAATTATTTGCGTGGGAACTTCCTCACCGCTTGGTGAAAATATTGCCATTCAGGGGCAGGGCCTAGTAGGTTAACTCTCGAACCGCCTTGCGGGCAAACAAGGAGGGAATGTATGCCCAAAAAAGTAGGTTTCCTGTATGAAAAAATGTGCGACAAGAACCTGATTAGCCTGGCCATTGATGCAGGGGCAAAGCACAAGAAAGATCGTCCCGATGTTGCGCGGGTGATGGCCAATAAGCAGGAATACGTAGACAAGATGTATGAGCTTGTCAGCACAGAAAGCTTCGTTCCAACGAAGCCAAGACTTAAAAAACGCTACGACCATTGCAGCCAAAAGATGCGCATTATTGAGGTTGTGCCGTTTTTCCCCGATGGTATTATGCATCAGATGATAGTTATGGTAGCGCAGCCAGTCTTGATGCGCGGCATGCACCATTGGTCTTGTGCATCAATACCGGGGAGAGGGCCCGCCCGTGCCCAAAGGTATGTTAAGCGCATCATCAAGAAGGATGTCAAAGGCACTAAACACGCCAGCAAGATGGACATTGAGAAGTTCTATCCGAGCGTCAATATCAAGAAAGTCATCTGGGCCTTGGCCCGGAAAATAAAAGATAAACGGTTTTTGAAGCTCATTTGGGAGATTCTTAAGACCTGTTCCCAGGGGCTGGCCATCGGCTTTTACATTTGTCAGTGGCTGGCTAATTATTATCTTGAAACGCTGGACAGGTATATTATGACGCTGCCTGGCGTGAAATATATGGTCCGGTATATGGACGATATAGTCATTTTCGGCCCCAATAAAAAGAAACTGCATAGGGCCAGAAAGGCAATTGCAGAGTTCATGAGGGACGTGCTTGGCCTAAGGATGAAAGGGAACTGGCAAGTGTGGCCGTTGGATAGCAGAATGCTGGATTTTGTAGGCCTTCGGTTTGCCCGCACTCACACGATAATGAGAAAAAGGAACTTTCTGCGATTTACAAGGCAGTGCCGGAGGATACAAAAGCGCGTTGACTCCGGAAAGCAAATATTATTCAAGCAAGCCCAAAGTTTGCTTAGCCGGTCGGGGCAGCTCAAGCATTGCAATAGCGTCATGATACGCACCAAATATTTAGATCCGATCGGGATAAGGAATCTTAAGGAGGTGGTCAGGAATGAAAGTAAGAGGCGATTATGCGCCGCCTAATGCGTTCACAATTGAGGAACAGCCCAAGAAGCCGGGCTTTGTCCTGGTAAGGCTTTTTGAGAACGTTGTCCCGTTTGAAGAAACAAAGGACGGGTTAACCGTTAGCGGTTATGAGTACGACGAGTACCGATTAGAATTGCCATCCTCGGCGGATCTGTTTGATACCATCCTCAACCGGTATGATTATTTTATGTTGGAAGCAAAGAAGCTGGAACCAAGTGTAATTGACGAGCTTACATTGACAAGGCTCGCGATAGCGGAATTAGCTGAAGCCCAAGAAACCGACATTTTAACCCTTCAGCTGGCGATCGCCGAACTGGCTGAAGCGGTATTGGGAGGTGAAGAATAGTGGCCGAGATATATTTCAATCTAATTTCCCACGACCCTCCGCTGTGGACCATTGATAGGGTGCCCTCCAAATGGCGCGATGAGGTGCAACGCCTCCTCGACGAGGCAGGCATTGAAATAGAATAAAGGAGAAATTACGCAAGCGGCTCTGTGAAAACGGGGCCGTTTTTTATATGCAGGACGGAGGGCAATGTTATGAATGAAATAGCGATACTTTCAACTATACTTGGCGTTTTGGGCACGATCAGCGCTATAACCTTCGGGTATGCAACGTATAAGAGGAATGCCAAAACCGACAATCAGGATGAGGGCAAGGAGAGCGGAACCATTTTGACTGAGATCGGCTACATAAAGGCCGGCGTGGACGACATCAAGCGCAAACAAGAAAAGCAGGATGAAAGGCACCTGGAAATCATCTCCCGCATTACTGCTGTGGAGGAATCGGCCAAGCAGGCCCATCACCGCCTCAACAAGATTGAGGGAATGGAAGGTGGTCGATATTAGATGAGAAGAAGAAGAAAACGTCCTATGGAGTTTTCTAAAAAAATCTTCATCGGGGTATCTATTGTAAACCTTCTAATCCTCATTTTTGCCTGCTTTATGGTATGGAGAACAAACGAATTGTCGCCGCTCAATTATCTTATCCCGGCAGCTGCCGCTGAAATGGCCACAGCTACGGGGTTTTATTATAACAAGGCGAAAGCGGAGAACAAGATCAAGCTTGAGGAATTGAGAAGGGCCAAAGGGCTGGATCCGTATGGCGACGACGACCCAAACAACTGATAAAGAAAGGAGCGAATAACGTGGATAAGGAGAAAAGCGCTTTAGGCGTTGAGTTTGGCCCCGGAGAAAAGGCCAATGAAGAAACATTGAAGGAGTTGAGCAACGGAAGGGGTGAGGGTGATGAGCAATAGCCCACTGGTTAACTATACTAAAATCTCGCCGAACAGTAGCAACCCAAGAAAAAGCGGCATCAAGAAAATCACCATCCATCACATGGCCGGCAACCTGTCCGTGGAAACATGCGGCCAGGTCTTTGCTCCGGCGTCCCGCCAAGCCAGTAGCAATTATGGGATAGGCACAGACGGCCGTGTCGGCATGTATGTGGAGGAAAAGAACAGAGCTTGGACGAGTTCAAGCCCGGACAACGATCACCAGGCAATAACCATTGAAGTGGCCAATGATGAAATGGGCGGGAACTGGCATGTTAGCGATAAAGCGCTGGCGAAAACCATTGAGCTCTGCGTAGACATTTGCAAAAGGAACGGCATCAAGAAATTGATTTACACCGGCGATGCCAATGGCAATCTGACCAGGCATAACATGTTCGCCAACACCAACTGCCCAGGCCCATATCTACAAAGCAAATTCCCTTACATCGTAGATGAGGTAAACAAAAAACTGAATGCAGCCGCCCCGCCCCCGGCTGGCAGCGCAGACTTATACTATGTCCAAACCGGCGCCTATTCTAACAAGGGCAATGCCGACGCCCAATATAGCAAGGTTAAGGCCGCCGGCTTCGATGTGATCATGAAGCAGGCCGGAGGGCTTTACAGGGTGCAGGTCGGGGCCTATGGGGTAAAAGCAAATGCTGAAGCTATGGCGGCCAAGCTCAAGGCCAAAGGATTTGACACCTATATTACGACTACCGGCGGCGCCGTTGTGCAGCCCGGCCCCGCTGCGACACCGGTTAAAAAAATCGAAGTCGGGAGCAAGGTTAAGGTTAGCAATGCGGCCACAAAATACAGCACTGGTCAGGCAATCCCGGCCTGGGTTAAAGGCAACATCTACACTGTGCAGCAACTGAGCGGACAAAAGGCACTGTTGAAAGAAATTGTAAGCTGGGTAAATCTTGCCGATTTAAGCCTGGCATAAAGGAGGATTATCATGATTGATTTTATCGCGAGGAATTGGGACAGCGTATTAGTTGTCCTTTTGTTTATTGCTGCGTGCATTACCTTGGTCAGAAAAGGATCCGCGGTCTATGTGAAGCAGATGCTTTTCTACCTGGTGACCGAGGCCGAAGCCGAATACGGGTCGGGAACAGGCGATTTGAAGTATGCAGCGGTAACTACCTGGCTATATGAACGGATACCAGCAATCCTAAAGTTCTTTTTTACGGCAAGGCAAATTGATGAAATGATTGAAGCCGCCGTTGACCAAATGAAAGAGTACCTGAGCAAGAATGTAACCGCCCAGGCCTTCGTAGTGGCCAGTAATGAATTTAACCAAGTAAAGCCCATAAATCCCCCTAACTAATATATGGGAAAGCCCCTCCTGAAGACTAACCAAAGTCCTCGGGAGGGGCTTTTTCTTTTTCCCGCGATTTGTTATCACCGCTTGCCGCGTGTTTCTCTTTTGTGGCTGTTGCAACGGCGCTTACCGGGTAGTTATCGTATGCCGAAGGTAAATACATGTCCAAAGTATTATCACCGCTTACAGGCTAAATAATAACCTCATGACAAAACTCTCCCATGTTCCCTTTTGACATGGCCGATTGCTCCCACTGGTCCTTGGTGTAGAAAAAAGCACAATTGATTGTTCCTTCGTGGCCAGGCCGATCTGGGAAACGTGTCCGGAATTTTGCATGTGCATCTTCCCATGAATTAGCATAAACCTCCACCCATCCCCGGCTATATGGGTATTCCGAGTCGGTGCCAAAGGTGTAATAAAAGGCGTCAAGCCCGCTCATTTTTTCGGCGCAACGGCTGCAGAGATCATCTTCTACCCAGTAACACCCGCCTGGACATGCGTTATCCCAGGTGCAACCGCAAACGCGACAACGCTGCTCATTCTCTTCTTCGTCAAAAGCCTTCGCCATAGCCCATTCATTGAAGGGCAGCGGATCCTTGCCGGCCGCATCGCGCAGAGCCTCCTCCATGCCGCAGGTGTCGCAGATATAAACGCTGGCCCTGCGGCTCAAAGCATTCCTGACCGGCTTTTCATTCATTCTATAGTGGCCACACCTGGGACAGGGGAAATGCTCCCCCTGCTCCTGCAGGGCCATAAGGCTTTCTATAAGCGTCTTGGCCTGTTCATTCGTTTTTGCCATAATTAAGCACCTTCTCTCAATCTCAATGTATAATCACTAAAACATTTTCAAAGCATCTTGAATGCTGTCAAACATAAAATTTGCCCAATTATGCACAGGTGATCTTTCCCCCTTTGGGGGATGCCCGATAATTGTTGAGGTTTTTCCCATGCCAACACCCAAGGCCCAATCAGAATGCGCGTCGATACCACATGGCAAAAGCAGTATAATTGTATCGGCCCAGGTGATTGCATCTTTATTACACATAACAGCTTCGTGCCACTCAGGTTTAGTGATGTAGTTTTTGTAATTATGTTTTTGGGGATCAAATTGTTCCGGGTATTTTTCAGGTGGAATTTCTGGCGTTTTTCTGCAAACCGGGTCAGTAAAGTCGTATACCTCGTGTCCTCTTGCACGTAATTTTGATGCTAAATCTCGTACCTGCTTCCTGTTTTTCCAAGACGAACTAATGTAAATCTTCATTGACGGTTCTCCTTTCTTTGGTTTTCATTTGTCAAAGAACAATTTATAAAATTAAAGGGGCGGCGTTTGTCCCCTCTGCCGACGGGTGTCCCGCTACGCCCCGAAGGGCGTTTCGGCCTGGACCCAGCAGGCCATCATCAGGCGGGTTTCCTATATGCTTATGAGTAGATATCGTCGCAGGCCGGGGCATGTTCTGCCATACAGAATTCCGCTGCCTTATACCCCTGGAAACCTGCCAAATCATTGAGCCACCGCTTAACCTTGCTGGGCGCTTCACCTTTTATTAACTCATTGGCTATTTCATCCGCAAATGAAGCTGTAACACAGTCCTTAACCTTTTTGTGATTGTCGGTTATCCAGTAATCAATGCGCACCCTTTTCAATTTCTTTTCCTCCCTTTTGTTTAAATCTCCATGGAATTCAAGATATCCCTTAGCTTGAGCAGCTCATCGCTGGTAAGAGTAATTCCCTTGCCCATCTTCTCATGGGTTTCGTCCCAGTCCCGGAGATCATACTTTGCCTCACGATCATTCCAGCTTACCAGGTTGAGCTCTTTGGTCCACCCCCTTGCACTCTCCGACAGCACACCTAAACTTTCCCGGATTTCATACTTGATACTTGCCATTGGGATGCCCCCTTTCTGCGGGGGATTAGCCGCCCCCGCTCCGGCAAAATGTGTATTACAATTCGCTAATGCGAACTACCGTAAAGACTTCCGATTGCGATTGAGCAATGCAGATGCCGCCAGCATTCTCGTCTAATCCCAATGCATCAGTGATTTTGGTATTCCAGGTTTCCTGGCGGGCCTTGTATTTGGCCTCATGGGCCTCCCACTCTTCCTGACTGTTAAACGCATCCGGACTGCTCATTGCCGTTGAAGATATCCAGGAATTAAGCGCCACGTGATTAAGGCGAATTACGTAAGTTTCTACCAGGTAGGATTTGCCGTTGCCAACGCCATTGTCAACATAGCTCCCCTTGGCTACCAGCTGGATTGCGAATGAGCTCCCCTCAAAATCCCTTGCATTCATAACCATCATTTTTCATCCCTGCCTTTCTGCCCGGTTTGGCCGCCGGGCTCGGCATTAGTAATCTTGTGTAGGGCTTTAGCTTTGGCAGCTTGCAATAATTTGGTAGAAGTTATCCTTTTGCGTTAGCTTGTCGATGAACCGCTGGAGGGCTGCCTCAGTCTTGAAAAACCTTTCCTTGGTCCGCATCCTGTCGTTCCTGTCAAACTCTGTCCATCTGATTCCGTATTCCATTTTGCAATCTCCTTTCGTTTTTGGTTTAAGCCGCGACGGTGTCCTTCAGATGCGAAGTCAGGTGAAGCCTTGCTGTCTTGAACTCGTCCCCGACCATGTTCAATCTGTGGATAAGAACATTTTTCATGATGGTAACCTTCTGGCCGGGGGTGTAGTGATTGATTTTCTTAAACAGGATTTTGTCCGTGCTTTCTATTGCCCAGGCGCTGACGGCCAAACAGAATTGTATGTATGCCTTCAGCTCCCCTGCGTGGGTGGTGCTGTTGAACAACCGAAACTCTACGGTCCCTCTGTAGAAATAGCTGTGGAGATTTAAGCATTGATACCTTGTTGAATTGTAGCGGCCATCTCTACTTCCGGAGTAACCGTGATTTACAGGCGAATACCAAGCTGTTTCAATGTCGGCCCGGGTTATGTTTTTGGTGGTCTTGATTTTAGCCAGGAGATCCGGACAAACTTTTTTGCAATAAGTCATTCTGCCGTTTTTTACCTGCAGGGCCTCATAGATTAGGTCCTGGCGGGAACACATGAAGTTGACAACATTTTTTAAGGACTTGGCGTTATGGTTGGCACCATCTACATGAACGTGAATACCGCAGCTGTCATTTACCTTTGCGCCGGCCTTCCGAAGCCTCCGCAGTATTTCCTGGATGGTCTCAATGTCCTTATATACCAGGATGGGAGAGACAAGCTCCACCTTGAATTCGTCGCCCAACGGCTGGGGCCTGATTGAGCTATCCCTCATTACTTGCCATTCTCTGTTTTGCGTGTCCCTGATAGTTCTTTTGTCGTAGGAGCCGCGGGCAAGCGCCACTGTTGAATTGAAATACTTTGCGATGACGTCGGCTGCTTTTCCCCGTGAAATCCCCGTGAATTCTATTTCTACACCAAACCGTTGTTTCTTTAACATGTTATTCCCTCCCGTTTGTTTCCCTTTCATTTACATATTACACGAATGAGTGTCGCCTGTCAACACCTATTTACACTAAAACGTGAAAAAGGTAAAACTATTTTTGTCATTTGACATTTTACGGTGTCGGTAGTAATATGGGAAACAGGAGGGAGGTTTTTGTATGAGTGTTGAGCTGACCACGGTCGAAAAAATTAGGCTGATCACTGACAGGCGCGGTCTTACAAACACGCAGTTGGCGGAGGCCACAAGTATGACTAGGCAGAATCTGTCCAACAAAATCAGCCGGGGGGATATGAGAGAAAGCGATATGCGGAAGCTGGCCGCTGCGCTCAACTGCACCCTGAAGATATCTCTTGTCCTTAACGACACCGGGGAAGAAATATAAAGACCCGGACGGTTAAGCCCGGGCCAAGGAGTATAGCTCATTTAAGTTTAGAGCTTGTCCCAATGCGGAGTTTTACTCGCGGCTCCTTGTTCGACACGCGGACGATGATGTCGGTGAGGTCGCAGTCTAATGCCTCACATATTAAGTCCAGGTGCTCAAGGTTGACTCTTTCGGCCAGATCATGATAAAGATCATTTATGGTCGATGGTCTTATTCCTGTTTTTCTTGCTAAATCTGCTTGGGTCCACCTTAGCTCGCCAAGCCTGGTGGATAGTAAAATTCTAATCATAGCCATGCTCCTTTGCGTTAAATTCTAACAACCATTGTAGAAGGAGACTGGATTTTGTTAGAAAATAACGATTTAGGTTATGGCTTGATTCCTGCACATAAAAAGGGGAAGACTGCCAAATGGTCACTTTTTCAATGGCAATCTTCCCCTTGTGCCTATTTTACTGTATACTTGCTACTAAGGGACAGACGAGGACAAACGCGGTATCCAGCATGAAGATGGTGGCGTCAGTGTTCGTATAGAGTCGCTTTGGCCCCACCAAAATTCTAGGTAGTTATGGATGCCATGCGGTCAAAGCCGCATGGCATCGGCCTTTTTGGGGCATTTGGCCCCCAATTTC